AGGACAAACAAACGCAAATTTGCGAACTGGTAAAATGGTAAATTTAGATACCATAAATAAAATATGTGTTATGTGCCGCTGTCAACCGGGCGACATTCTGGAAGTAATTCCGACGGATGAAGAAAAAATAAAATATTTTTAGAAAAAAATCATTGACATTATTCTAAAAGCAGGTTATAATTGACTTATCAAATAAAGAAAGGCACGGGAGACCGTGAAAAGGTGGAAAAATATGAATACAATTAGATTATTGCATGGGGAGTGCAGAGCAACAAATGAGGAACTTAAGAAATTTCAGAAAGGTGACACAATTTGGGGCAACGATACCAGCCCGGAAGAATTGAAAAGATGGAAAATTGAAGAAGCGGAGGAAGCAAAAGAAGAACTTTCCAAGTTCTGCTGTAAATCCGTTAGGTATAACGAATATCTAACGGATATTGAAGAGTACGCTCTTGAATATTTCGAGGCAGACGAAAACGGCGAATTTATTGAGGGTTCCGACTTTGACCTTGCACCAATGAAGTACATGGTTAATTATAATACTGGTGCAGGCAATGAGGATGCCTATTCACTTGACGAAGCTAAAAAATTGGCTGAACTTGGTATCTGTTATACACAACAGTCAATTGACATCTTCGACAGAGAGGGAGAGGAAATTGTCGCAACGCTCCCATGGTACGGCGTTGAGCCGGGGGATGATGATGACCCAGTCGCAGAGATTGGCGGCGGTTTCTATGGTCAGTGGGTGGATTTATAAACATATTCCAGAAAGAGAAAGGGCGGCTTTTTAGCCGTCTTTTTTTTGTGTATTTTTGTTATCGTTTTGTTATCAACTTGTAATCATTTTGTATGCAATTCTGTTACCAGTTTGTTATCAATCTGTTATCGTTCTGTTTTCAAAATGTAACATAGATAAGATTAGATTAGATAAGGTTAGAAAAGATAAGTATATATATATAGTCGGGCAGATTCCCCGACGCCGTACCCAGATTTATAAAAAACGGCTCGAACTCGACAAATAAATATTATAAATTTATTATTGACATAGAATTGTATATCGTGTATAGTAAGGGCAGATAATAAATACTGCACTGGAAACAGTAGCACACAGACGGCAGCAGACGCTGACGCAAGAGGATAACTTTTTATTTTTCTTGTGTTGGCGTTTTTTATTTTTGAATGTTTGGAGGTGATGTTGTGAAAGATAATAGTATCAAAAGCGAGATAGGTATTGAGGTATACCAGAACGACATATACAGGTTAGTTGATGAGTACATAGATACCGAACTAGATGGAGGTACTGAAAGTGTAGCAGATAACTTTGTATCTATGATTTTCTATATTGCTGATAATATTCAAAAACCTAGCAATGATGATATAGAGCTATTAGATAATTTATTTAATATTTACGTCCGTATATGTGCTAAATATAAAGTACTACCAACACTGGAAACATTTAGTTTTTTAGTCGGTATTGATAGAAATACCTTTACTGATTGGGCTATGGGTAGGTATAGGGTTAGCACCGCACATGGTAGCACAGTTAAAAAATGGTTTGAAATTTGCAAATCATTCACGGTAAACAGACTACACAACCAAAGCGGCACAAATTCCAATCTAATCTTTATCGCAAAGGCGGCTTATGGCATGGCAGAGACCGCACCGGTGCAGGTTGACGAGCAAAACAGCCGAGCATTGACCGATAGCGAGCTTCCAAAGTTGACAAATCCGGCAAAAGAGGTCATAGAAATCGAACAAAAAGACGGATAAACAACGGAAAAGCGTAAAAGTTCGTATAATTGTAGTTATACGAACCGAGTAAAACAGAGAACTAGCAGCCTACCCCCTGCCCCTCTATTGGGGAATTAAAAAACCGCCTACTAAGTCCCCCATACTCCCGAAAAAATAAAAAAGGGGTTTTTGAGAATGGATAATGAATTGCTGAAAACGGAATACTCAAAGACGTTTGACGATAAGCGAAAAGCGTTGATATGTCAGAGCTATTACAAATATAGCAAGGCAAGTAGAAATTTCGCAACCGGAAATGTGGATGCGATTGGAAGTCTTAAAAAATGTCTTGCGAAGTTTGAAGAAACTGGAAACACAGAATATCTTTGCGACGTAGCAAATTACGCAATGTTCCGTTTCATGTTTCCGCAGAACGGAGAGCATTTCAAAAATACGGATTCGGATGGTTCGGCAGGAATTGTTGGAATGAGTGTAAAAGAAATGGAGGACTTCAAGGATGGACGATAACGAAAAACTGTGTTGTGGAAATTGTAAATATGCTGCATATAGCCGTGAGAATGGTTATGTGTGCGAGAATATGAACAGTGACTATGCATCTGATTATGTCGAACACGACCACGGATGCGAAGAGTGGAGGAACCGTGATGATTAGTTTTTTGATTCGATACATTGCTGTGGTTTATTTTGGATTCATGGTGGTAGTTTCGTTTTTGAACATAGTGTTAGGCGAAAGACCTTGTGATAGAATAATGTCAATAATCAATTTTTGTACGTCCATTGTGGCGATATATTTTATAACTCATTAAGAGTTTTACCATATCCCTTGAACTCTTAAATGTGATAAGGAGTGTGAATCACAAAGAGGGGCAATGTATATCCGTTCTAGCCGAGAGCGAATCGGAATACAACACCGGCAATTCGGTGTATATGGTTTGTTCATGTTTTGCTTTGGCATGAACCCTTTCTTTACCCACTAGCGGAAAGCTGATTAAAGGACCGTCACAAGGTCCGGTGGGGTTTATGGTTTCGTTGCGATAGTTCCCAGTGTCCAAAGTAGCCGGACGCAAAAGAATCGCAACAGTGCGGATTAAAACACAGATGCATGTATGCCAATCCGTACTTACGGCAATAGCATAATGGATAATGCGTTGTGTAGAATCCCACTATACACAAAGAATCGTAGTTCAAATCCACGGTTGCCGATTTCCCCGATAGAGGGGATGATGCAATGCAAATGTACCTAGAATTTTCCTGTTTTGCGATATAATCATTAGTCATTTGAATGGGTGCCTTTGCTGATGTGTGGCGCAAAGGGTAGACGCAGGAAACCACAAGTACAATGCCAAAGTGAGCCGAAAGGATATGGACAAAGGCATCATGTGAGGTTCGATTCCTCACCACATCAATGTTCCGGTTCGCTACCGGATAAGCAAGCGTTTCGGTATTCCTTGCTGAAATAATTAAAATGCTTGTGTTGGTTGTCTGACAGTAGAGTATGGACAGAATAGTAATAAGTGACCAGATAATACTTTCCAACACAAGAAACCGAATATAACTGGAGGTGTAAAATGGCAAGAATAGAAAATATCAAGGTTTTTGGAATTGAAGATAGTTTTAAGGCAAGCAAATATCCGTTTGCAGTAGATATAAATGCTGTGAATGACGAATTTACCGATAGAATTGATAATCTTGGAAGATGTGACATAGGCACAGGGCATGACAATTTCCTTAACGGAGTGATTGTTCAGTTTGATTTGACATTCAGCAATAAGGCGTGGGTGGAATTGCAAAGATACCACTTTATTGACTTTGTATCGAGTCAGTCAACAATGCACTGTATTAGCAAAATGGATATTAAGTGTATGTGCAACGGTTATGTGTCTGATGCAGTTATCGCAGAAGTCGAGAGATTGAAAGAGATTTACTTGAAAACAAAAGACAGCGAAGATTATTTGCAACTGTTATACAATATTCCGTCTGGATTTGAGTTGACTGCGAGGATGACAACAAATTATCGCCAGTTAAAGACGATTTACAAGCAGAGAAGAAATCACAGACTACCAGATTGGCATATATTTTGTGATTTTATTGAAAAATTACCACATAGCAAGTTGATAACTGGAAAGGATGATTAGGCATGTGTGAATTTTGCAAAAACATTTATACCAAAGATTACACAAGCACAAAATACAAAGATTACATATACAAAGATGAACACGGTGTTTATATACATTTTGCAACCGGAGATAGTTTTATGGATTTTGATTATGAAATCAATAATTGCCCTATGTGTGGTAGGAAGTTGGTGTTTTGATAAGGAGATATGGAAATGTGTAGATTTTGCAAAACTTATGAGGACAATAAAATATTAGGAGATAACATTCTTATTCAAAAGTGTGCTCATGAGACAAATTTGACAGATGCATGCGTAATGAAAAACATTGGTGATAAATCTCCAGCTATGGTAATTTGGAGATATGGTGCTGCAATGGGATATTTTGATATTACATTTTGCCCTATGTGTGGAAGAAAGTTGGTGGAAGAATGAAACATCAAAAAGAATGGCACACTTGCGACAGGTGTGGGAAAGAGATAAAAGTAGGGCTGTTGTGTATGAAATCAATCACACAAAATGGCATATTAAATATTACCTACGATTTATGTAATAAGTGTATGGAAGATTTTGAGGTGTTTATGGAAAATGAGTGATGTAAGATTGGTTGGTAAGATTGATTCACGGAAATTGGTTCCTTGTTTTAACGAAAATAATAGAATACCTGCAAATATAATTTCGGAAAGTAATGCAATTTTGAGTTTGGGTGTAAAAGCATTAAGAGAATTGCGTGATTGTGATATAGAACATTTTGTTTTGCCTAGTGAAGAAATCACAAAAAGGGTATTGAAGAGGTGATGGATAATTATGCGTTTTATGTTTAGACGAAGAAGAAAACCAAAATCAAAACAAGTAACATTAAAAGACTTAAAAAAAGATTTTGATAAAAACGGAGAATACAGATATGTTATTGTTACGATGGATACAAAAAAGCCATATGCAATTGACAAAACATACAAAGGCGCAATGGAAACGGTAGAAAGCGGTTGCAAATATGATTATGATTACCGCCCTTTATACGTTGTAGATTTGCTTTATTGGAAAGGATAGTGAAGTAAAAATGAAAAAGATACCTACGTTGTTTGAAAGAAAATATATAAGCAATTGCGTTGTAGAAACACTTCCAATTGTAAAAAAAGGTATGGAATGGGTTTTTAATGGAGATGGAGTCGCAACGGTAAAATTTGATGGTTCATGTTGCGCGATTATCAACGGAGAATTTTACAAGAGATATGACGCAAAGAACGGTAAACCAGTTCCAAAAGGAGCTATTAAATGTCAGGAAAAGGCAGACCCAATTACAGGGCATTTTCCATGTTGGGTAAAAGTTGATGATAAGAAACCGGAGGATAAGTGGTTTATAAAAGCATATGATACTGCAATGCAGTGTTGTTTAAGTCCTTTAACTGATGGAACGTATGAAGCGGTTGGAAAGCATTTTAATGGAAACCCGTACAATAAAGATTATGATGACCTTGTTCCGCATGGAAGAATCATTGTTGAAGTAGAACGAACCTTTGATGGAATTAAAAAATATCTATCCGAACATTATATAGAGGGTTTGGTATTTTGGAAAGACGGTATTCCTCAATGCAAAATTAAAAGGTCGGATTTTGGATTTGAGTGGAACAGTAAATAATTAAATTGCCGGCTAACAAACGGAGTTAGTCGCTAACCTAGAAAAATTATAGGCAGGATGCCTATTATAGCATCTCTGCTTGTGTGGAGGTGCTTTTTTAATGCATACAATTGAAGACGAGAAAAATATAAAAGAATACGAAAAATACATATTACGGAATGGAATAGACCGTAGTGTAATAGATGCATATTGCGAAGCAAGTAAAATTATACTTTGCGGAAGAAAAGACCGTGAATATGGATTGAAAGTTTCTACAAGAGCAAAAGAATTGATTTTTGAGTATATAAAATCAATTACAAATGGTGCTGACTTTAATTGGCTTGAAACACAATCTCAAAAAAACAAGCAGTCGTATGATATTTTAGAGAAATATTACAATTTACTGCTTTATGAAGCACCTTACATTCTTGATAGTTACATTCTTTACATAGAAAAAAACAGACCTAAGAAAGAAAGATTTTACGAGCCTAGAAGAAAAACACTCAAACAAGTTGTCGATAAGTTGCAGGAACTTGAAGATGGAAAACTTGACGAATTGTTTATTCACATGGCGCCAAGGGTTGGTAAGAGTCAGATAATAACGCTTGCTATGTCATGGCATTGTGCAAAAGACGCAGAAAAAAGCAATTTGTATGTGACATACAAAGAGGGATTAGGCGGAGCGTTTTTAACTGGTGTCATGGAAATCTGGACAGACCCAACATATTGTTTTTCCGATGTATTTCCAAAAGTAAAAGTTGCTGATACGGATTCAAAAAATCATAAAGTAGACCTTGTGAGAAAAAAGAAGTACAAAACACTTTCTGGAAAAGGATTGGAAAGTGGACTTAATGGAGAATATGACGCTTACGGCTGGATGGTATTGGATGATATTCTTGAAGGCATTCAAGATGTGCTTAACCCAGACACACTCAAACGAAAGCAGATTATCTTTGACAATAATGTAATGTCACGTAAAAAGGAACAGTGCAAACTAATCCATAATGGTACAATTTGGAGTTTGCACGACCTTTATAGTGATAGATTGGATTTCTTACAGAATAACCCAGAAGCAAAAAATATCAGATATGAAATTTTGAAGATACCGGCTTTGGATGAAAACGATGAAAGCAACTTTGATTATGATTATGGTGTTGGATATACAACGCAATACTATCGGACGTTAAGAGCAAAGTTTGAAGAAAACGACGATATGGCATCTTGGTACGCACAGTATCAGCAGGAACCAATTGAAAGAGACGGTGCAGTTTTTAATCCAGAACACATGAGATTTTACAATGGTGTATTGCCGGAAGAAGAACCTTACAGAATATGTGCTGCTTGTGACGTTGCTTTAGGCGGGGAAGATTTCCTCGCATTTGCGGTAGCTTATATGTACGAGGATGGTTCAATTTACATTGACGATGTTGTTTTCGACAACAGTGAAAAGAAAATAACAAAACCTAAAGTTGCAAACATGATTATTGATAATGACGTTGGAAGTGCGTTTTTTGAAGCAAACCAAGGTGGAGAAGGATATAAGGATGAAATCGAAGAATTACTAAAGAAAAAAGGACGGAAAATAAATCTACGTTCTGAATATGCACCTACAAACATGAGAAAAACGCAAAGGATATGGGATAAGGCTGGAAGTATTAGAGAGTTTTATTTCCGTGATGTTGGATGCCGAAGTCAGGAATACAGAAAATTTATGACAAATTTATACAGTTTTACGGTTACTGGAAAAAACAAACATGAGGATGCGGCGGATTGCCTTGCGTCTTTAGCATACTTCATTGAGGGAAATTGGAGTATGGCAAAAATAGAAGTGCCAAAAAACCCATTTAGAGGAGGTTATAGAAATTATGGATACTAAAACATATTTACAGCAAATTAGTAGACTTGACCGAATGATAAACAATAAGTTATCTGAAATACAGCAATTTAGAGAACTGGCAAGAAGTGTTTCTGCTGTAAAAAATGAAGAAAGAGTAAAAACAAGTCCTAACTTTGACAAAATGGGTTCGACCTATTGCAAAATTGAAAAGATGGAAGAGGAATTGGATGATTTAATCGACACTTACGTAGATAAAAAGAATTTTATTGTTTCGCAAATTGATGGAATTGATAACGAAACTTATTATCATATTTTGTTTGCTCGGTATGTTGAAAAAAAGACATTTGAGAAAATTGCAGATGAAATGACGTATTCATGGAGACAAACAATTAGAATACACGGAAGAGCATTACAGGAATTTGAAAAGCTATATGGAAAAACATACAAGGATTGATAATATGTCATAGTATGTCATATCGCAATTATTATATAATATAAAATGAAGAAATCAAAATAAAACACTGCCAAAAAAAGGCGGTGTTTTTTTATTGCAAGAAACGAGGTTTTTATGACGGAACCAAAAACGATATATTGTCCAAGATGTGGAAGAAAAGTAGCCACATGGGATGGACGTTCCAGTATGAATATTTCTGTGAATTGTAAAAAATGCAGAAAAAGAGTTGTTTACCATGTAGATACCGGAACTACAGAGTTAAAAAAAATAGTACAAAGGACAACATCGAGTGGAATGACGTTTTGTTAGTGAGGTGCTTTAATGTTTAAGTATTATGGAAAAAACATAAGACCGTTTACAGCAGTAAATCAATGCAATTTTGGAAGAAAAGTAATTTTTACAAATAAATCCAAAATTACAAAATTAAATATTGTCGAAGAATTAAGCAAGGCACTTTCGATTCACGCGCAAAATGCAAAAGAAATCAATTACCTTGATAGATATTACAGAGGAGACCAGCCTATTTTATACCGTAAAAAGGTAAATAGACCGGAGGTAAACAACAAACTTGTTTTAAATCTTGCTTATGAACTTGTTGAGCGTAAAACTGCTGAAATATGTGCAGAGCCTATTCAATATGTGTTACGTGGAACAGACGATAAGAAATCAGAAGAGATTACGGAACTAAATGTTACGATGGATTCTGAAAGCAAACAAGAAGTAGATATTGACATTTGCCGTTGGAGAAGTATTTGCGGTACTGCTTATAGATTTGTTGGAAATGACAACGGAAACGGAGATTTGCTTGACGAAAGCGACTTTGCTTTGTTTTCGGAAGACCCACGCTATACGTTTGTTGTTTATTACTCAAATAGAAAACCCGCATTTTCTTGTCAAATTAGAGAAGATGAAAACAATAATTCAATATACTTTTGCTATACGGAAAGAGAGTATTTTGAAATTGTCTATGGAAAAATTAAAAGTAGTGGTTTAAACGGAAATAACGCTATTCCGGTTGTGGAATATCCAAACAATGCAAGAAGATTATCGGATATTGAAATTACAATTCCTATTACGGATTCAATCAATACATTATCTTCTGACCGGGTAAACGGCATTGAGCAGTTTGTTTCCGCATGGATTAAATTTGTGAATTGCGAGATTGACAATGAAACATTTTCACAGATGAGATTAGAGGGTGCTTTAGTTGTTAAATCAAACAATGGCGAAAATAAGGCCGACGTTGATGTTATGACAAATGAACTGAATCAAACAGAAAGTCAAGTTGTTTTTGATGATTTGTTTGAAAGGTTTTTGAGTATTCAAGGCTTGGCTAATCGTTCCAATAACAATGCCGGAGGTGATACTGGAAATGCAGTAAACCTACGAAACGGACATTATGATGCAGGACTAAGAACGGCAATCAACGAACCGATACTAAAAAAATCGGAAAGAATGTCTCTTAGAATTATACTAAATCGTTTGCGTATAAAGCGAAATTTTACGCTTATGCCAAGCGACATTGAAATACATATCAACCATAATAAGATAGATAATCTGCTTACAAAATCAGAAGCACTTAAAATGTTACTTGAAGCAGGGGTTGATTACAAAAGAGCAATTAAAACCGTTGATTTGTTTAGTGACAGTGAAGCGGTTGCTCTTGAATCAAAAGAAAGAATGGAATATCTATATCCGACAAGCAAAGATGTAGAACCAAACAACAATCCAGTAAATAAAGAGGTAGTCGAATAGACTATCTCTTTTATTTTATAAAAATTTGCAGTTGTGCGTAAAACAACAGAACAATTCAAGCGGAGCAAACCGTGTTAAAAAACGTGAATTGATGGAGGTAATTATGACTAGAGAACAGGCAAAACAGAAACTTATTTCTTTTGGAGTGGCAGAGCCGACGGATGAGCAGATTTCAGATTTGCTTAATTCTATCAATGCTGAAACAAAGAAAGAAAAAGAAAGAGCAGACAGCTATAAGGAAAAGGCTGATAGGGCTGACGAATTACAGTCGCAGCTTGATGATTTGAATAGTCAGAACATGACAGAACTTGAAGTAGCAACAAAGGCACTTGAAAAGGCAAACAAACAAATTGCGCAGCTTGAAAAAAACGATGAAGTTCGTACGCAAAGAGCAAAAGCAATGGAAAAGTTTGGATTAACAGCGGAGCAGGCAAGCAAGGTTGTTACAGATGATGGTGCTACAGATTATGAGGTTCTCGGTCAGATTTTTGCCGACAGTAAAAAAACGGCTATTGCCGAATATGAGAAACAGAAACTTGACGATACGCCTAATCCGGGTGGTTCTACAGGTGGAAGCGGAGAAGAAAAAACAAACGCTGAAAAACTTGTAGAGAAGTATTACAGCGGTCAGAAACAGAATAATGACGTTTTATCACATTATGTAGGAGGTAATTAAAATGATGCAGTTTGAACAGACAGCATACGAGGGTGATGTAAATATCCTCAAAAGAAAACCGTTTGAGGGTATTCCTATGACACTTGATTTTACAAGTGTAACAGACAAATTAGCAAATGGGAAAAAGGTTGTTAAGGCTGGAACACCTATCGGAAAGACAGGAGTTGCAGACAACACAGCAACAGTAGTTGGTATTTTGCTTCATGATGTAACCGAAGATAGACCACAGGGTACATTGCTTAAAAAAGCTTATATTGACGAAACAACAGCCAAAAATCATTCGGGTGTAACCATTGATGCAGCAGTTAAAACAGCACTGCCAATGATTGTATTTGAGTAATTAACAGGAGGTAAAAAGAATGTTAGTAAATGAAGTAGTAGATACAAAAGCCATTGCGCTTGCAGCTACAAACGATGCAAGCAATGATATTCCTTATCTTGGATTACAGTGGTTCCCGGAAAGAAAGAAATCGGGACTTGATTTAAAGTGGATTAAAACACACAAAGGACTTCCGGTTTCGTTAAAGCCATCAAACTTTGATGCATTGCCTACCATTCGAGCAAGAGAGGGATTAAAGGGAGAAAAGACACAGATGGCATTTTTTCGTGAACAGATGGTTATTACAGAGGAAGATGCACAGGAAATCGACAGAATTAAGGATGAAAACGACCCGTATTTACAGGGGGCATTACAAAGTATCTATGATGATACCACAACACTTGTAAGAGGTGCAGAGGTTGTTCCGGAAAGAATGAGAATGGCTCTTCTTGCCACGGCAAAAGGACACCCAACAATCGGAATTGAATCTGATGGCGTTAAGTATGAGTATGATTACGACCCTAACGGAGAATATACCGCTAAGCATTACTTAAAGTTGCAGGACACAGCAATGTGGAGCGACACAGTAAATTCAAAGCCGCTTACCGACCTTAATAATGCAAGAAAAGCACTTGCAAAACTTGGTAAGGTTGCAACATATGTTCTTATGAACTCTAACACGTTTAATTATCTGTTAGAGAATAAACAGGTTAAAAATGCAATTCTTGTCCAGAACCTTACAGCAAATATTGAACTTACAGACGATAATGTAATTTCAATCGTTAAATCAAGAACAAAACTTACCATTGTTCTTTATGACAAAATGTATATTGGGGATGATGGCAAGGAAGCATATTTTTATCCAGATGATAAGGTTACATTACTTCCGGCCGGTACTCTTGGCGGCACATGGTTTGGTACTACACCAGAAGAGAGAACAGCTTCACAGGTGGCTGATGTAGACGTATCTATGTATGGAGTAGGAATTGCAGTAGCAAAGAAAGTCGAGTACGGTCCACCAGCTATTACGTCTGTAACCGCTTCTGAGATTGTGCTTCCATCTTATGAAAATATGGATTCAACATTTGTAATTGAGGTTCATTCACAAGAGTAGGAGGTATTAAGCATGATATATCCCTATATCGTAAATAAGAATGGTATTTGGTATGAAGCAGGAGAAGATGTTCCAGAAAATAATTCAAAAGAGGTGGAGAAATCCACCTCTAGTTTTTCTGAAAATACAAATCTGTCTGCTGAGAAATCTTATACCAAAACAGAAATCAATCGTATGTCTACCGCTGATTTACAAAAACTTGCTAACGAGCAGGGATTTGATAAAGCGGAAGAAATTAGCGGCGCAGATTTAAAGAAAATGTTGATTGAAAAATTCGGATTATAGGAGTTTGAATTATGGATGAAGCAATGGAAGTAGGACTGCAAGAAGAAATTATTGCAGATTTGACAATTGAATATGGAAATGAGCCTACGTTTAATGCTGACATAATTTCAGTAAAGGTCAAAGATGCTATAAGAGAAGTTAAGAACAGAAGAAACTATCAGGCAACATCTTATACAGATGAGGAAGTTGAAAAAGACCTTTACGACAACTACTATTCCGTAATTAAGAATTTGGCAGTATATGATTTTGCACAGATGGGCGCACCATTTGAAAGTAGCCATAGCGAAAATTCAATTTCAAGGACTTGGGTTAGTCGTGATGATATTTTGAAATGCGTTTATCCATTTGTGCAGGTCTTATAGAAGATTGTGCGTGAGTTGTTTAGAGTATCTAAATTTCTTGCAGGGCGTTTCGTGTAAGCGGTGGAGGGCAACGAAACACTATAATTTGCGGAAAGGCGGTAAGGTATGAATATTGAGATTGCTTTACTTATTAGCGTTATTTCCGTTTGTTTTTCTGTTTACTTTGGACTAAAGAATAATAAGCGGACAGACACAAAAGATATAGAAGAACGCGTAAAAGACAACACAAGAATCAATGTAAAACTTGATGATATAGGTCAAGATACTAAAGAGATTAAATCAGAAATATCATCCATGAGGGAAGATATTAAAATGCACAATGACAGAATTATTAAAGTTGAAGAAAGTTGCAAGCAGGCTCATCGCAGGCTTAACGGACTTGAAGAACGTCTCAACGGAAAGGAAGTAAGAAAAGATGGATAGTATTATGAGTTATGTAAAACCGGAACTGATTGTAGTAGCAGTTGTTCTGTATATTATTGGTGTCGGAATTAAAAAAATGGATGTTATCAAAGATAAGTACATTCCTTGTATTTTAGGTGTACTTGGCATTTTGCTTTGTGCCATTTGGGTAATGGCAAATACATCTATTGGAACAGTACCAGAAATGCTTATGGCAGTGTTTACATCAATTGTTCAGGGTGTTCTTGTTGCCGGATTGAGCGTATACGGAAATCAGCTCATCAAACAGATTAAATCAAGTGAGTAGGTGGTTGCCTTGATGACGTTGGCATCTAACAAACAAAGAATGTTTTATTCTTTACAAGATGATGAAATTCCAATTTACGAAAGTTATACAGACGAAGAGGGAAATGTAATTTACATTACGGATGATGATGGGAACAAGATTGAAACCGGAGAAACAACAATTGGCTATACAAAGCCAGTTGAGTTTAAGGCAAACATCACAAATAAGTTGAATGAAGTTGTATGGCAAGACTATGGTATTGATGATAGTACAAACTATGCACAAATCATTGTCAGTAAAGGTTATTTGCCCTTGAAATCCGGTAGCGTGATTTGGAAGAAGTCAAAAATCGTATACAAGGATGATGATAACACAATACCAGATGAAAGCAGTGCTGATTACACAGTAAAAGGTGTTGCGGACGAGGGATTAAATGAGGACTTGTTCTTGTTAAAAAGGAATGTGAAATAGTATGGGGAGAAAAACATTTACTGCGGATTTGTCTATAAGTGGATTAAACGCCCTTAAAAAGCAACTCTTGCAGTATAGGGATGATTTACCTATCAAATGCAAACAACTTGTTTCTAGACTATTACAAAGTGGTGTAGAGGTTGCTGAAACGAATATATCAGAGAGTCCATTAGGAAAGTATGTTACGGTTTCGACAAACATATCTGCTGACAAGATGGGTTGTAACGGTATATTGCTTGCCAAGGGGCAAGTAAAAGAACAAGATGGTTACGCACCGTTTAGCATATTGCTTGCTATTGAATTTGGTGCAGGTGTTCATTTTAACCAAACGAAAAATCCATTAGTAGGAAGTAAATTCCCTTATGGCGTTGGTACATTTCCGGGACAGACACACGCTTATGACGATATGTGGTGGTACTGGAACGAAAAGGAACAAAAATGGATGCCTACGCATGGTGTAAAAGCCACTATGCCTATGTATAAAGCCGGAGAAGATATAAGAAGCAAAATCATAAAAACGGCGAAAGAAATATTTTGAAAGTAGGTGGTACATATGTCGGTGGAATGGGATGAATTAGTGCCATCTACTGTATTCACAAGGATAAAAACAAACTTTTCAGATAGTTTGAAAAAAAATTACAAAATGACAGACAAAAACTTTTCTTCCGTTGGTATTAGTGATACACCAGCGGTTTTCCCTTTTGTAAGGTTGCAATTGTTACCTGGTTCAGAAATCGGAGAAGATTTAGAGTGTGATGAAATCAATGCTAGAAAGTTTTCTTTTCAAATTGATGTGACTGATAATCAATCACAAGCAAGAGCAAAAGAAGTTATAAGGGAAGTTAAGAGAATTATGAAAACAATGCGTTTTCGTGGTTCTTCAATGCCTACGCAAGATGATACAAAAGATACTTACCGGCAAACTGCTAGATTTAGCAGAACAATCGGAAAGAATGATATATATTGACGTAAATACAAGCCGAAAGGCTTTATTTTTTTTATCAAATTTAAGGAGGTAACAAGATGGCTTCAACAAGTTATTTGGCAAGAATTATCTACAAAGAACACAGCGAAGATGGATTTGCAGGAACATACAAATTGATGTTACGTGCAAAATCAATTCCATCGCCAACATCTGCACCGAACACTGTAGAAAGTACAACGATGGAGGATGATGCACAGACCTTTGAAATGGGTATTAAACAGTCTGACGCAAAAGAGTTTACAGGAAACCTTGAAAAAGATGATTTTAGTGCTCTTTTGAATGTTGAGGGTAAAAAATGCGACATTATTCAGTTGTATGGAACGGATGGCGTTGGTGGTGTTGCCAAAGCAGCATATGTAGGGCAGATTACACCTACTGTAAATGATGTAGGCGGCGTAGATGAAATTCTTGAAATGACCGCTACCGTTGTTCAGAATACCGTGCCTAAATGGGTTACTGACGAACTTACAGTCGTTGATAACAAAGACGGTACTTTCACTGTTACAAAAGTGGGGTAACAAGCTATTCAACGAGGAACACTAAAAAGGCTGTGTTGAGTAGCGAGGATGAAGAAACAGCCGAACCGGAACTCGAATAATATATGCAGTAAAAAAGAGAGCCACCTTTCGGGGTGGCTCCTTTCCACTAAAAGTGGGGAAAGGATAAAGGATTATGGAATTAAAAGTTAAAGGTAACGAATACAAGGTTAGATTTGGATATAACAGTTTCTGCGACACAGATTTGATGGACAGAACAAAGGATTTGCTTGGAATTTTTGACAGTGAAGAAGTTGAAAATGACAGTGATGTAGGCGGAATTGGCAAGGTTAAGGAATTGTTTTGTTGCGTTCGTGATTTGCTTTACGTTGGATTTCAGAAAGAAAATCCAGTTGAAAGCGTTCAGGAAGTAGGAGATATTCTTGACGATTACCACGATGAATCACCGGATAAAGGAATCCTTGATTTGTTTACGCAGTTGACGGAGGAATTGATGAGTAAGGGTTTTTTGGGAGACCTGTTAAACCAGATTGGGGAGACAGAGGAAGTATCGGAGAAAGTAACGAAACTTCCGCAAGACCACAAGAAGCCACAGAAAAAATAAATAAGTCATACTCGGATTTTATATATGAAGATGTACTACCTCATTATCTTTCCTATGGAGTTTCTTACGATAGGATTATGGAAAGTTGTCCAAAAGACTTATATCCATATGACAAAGCGCATGAACTCCAGTTAAAAGAACAAGATGAATTGCAATATATGTGGTGGGGCAATTATGGCATATCTGCTTTGATTGTATCCATAGACAGTTGTTTGAATGGTAAATCAGCAAAATCGGAATATATTAAAAGTCCAATTATGTCAAAAATGTTTGAAGAAGAATATATAGCAGAAAAAGAAACAGAAGAACAAGAGATAAAGAAAGCAATTGAAATTGAAAAACAGTGGATGGCAAGGTCTATGAACAAAGGATTGCCAGAAACAATCATATAAGGAGTGTTAAAAAATGAAAAAAAAACATTCAATTAGAATTGACAGAAAAAAGTTACATCCATGGTTAAACTACAAACTTGGACTTTTGCTAAAAGAGTGTGAAAAAAATGGAATCTATCTGATTATCACAGAGGGACTTCGTACAAAAGCATATCAGGATTCACTTTATGCACAAGGAAGAACAAAACCCGGTGTAATAGTAACAAATGCTCCGGGAAATTCTTATTCTTCACAGCATCAGTGGGGTATTGCTTTTGACATTGCAATCAATGATTCTAAACTGCTTTATAACGATAAACTGATTAGAAAAGTTGCTAAGATTGCAAAATCAAAGAAAGTTGGTTTGAAATGGGGTGGTAATTGGAAATCTATTGTTGACAACCTACATTTTTACCTTGGAAAGTGGGGAAGCACAACTAAAAAATTAAAGAAAACGTATGGTTATTTTGATAAATTCAAGAAAACATGGACCGGTAAATTACGTTGCAACACATATTTGAGAAAAGGACGTTTGTTTACGTCTAAAAAACTTATGACAATTCAAAAAGGTGAAACCGTACGGATTCTGTGGAAATCAAAAGTAAGCAGAGTTGCCAAAATTGAGTATGCAGGAAAGTACGGTTTTATTAAATTGAAAAATCTTGCGTAATGCAAATGATAGATAGTGAGGTGTTAGTATGTCAGAAACAGTTGAAGCGTTGGATATTAAAATAAATGCAACGGCAAAAAGTGCCAAAGATGAAATTACAAATCTTGTTGGTAAAATTGATGTATTAACATCTGCACTGTCTAAGATTAACGGTAGCAATTTAAGTGGACTTGCAAATGGAGTATCAAAACTTGGAAATGCTACCAAAACATTAAGCGGAGTAAAGGCAACCGACTACAATAGAATTGCAAAAGGATTTGAGCGTTTTGCGAAAATTGATGTTGGTGGATTATCTCGTACTGCCAGTGGTTTGAATACACTGGCAAATGGTCTTAACAATCTTGGAAACATTCAGAATCTTGGTGGCATTACATCTGCCGTAAATGCAGTTAAAAACCTTTCAAAAGTAGATATGGCTGGATTTGATACATCCAAAATGACAAAGATTGCAAATTCTGTTTCAAATTTAGCAACCAAACTTAGCGGTGTATCTGCAATTGAAAGCACTGTGACACGTGTTGTGGGTTCTTTAGCAAGGCTTTCTAATAGCGGTCAGTATATTGGTAATGTAACAACAGAATTTCCGATTTTAGGCGAACAGGTAGTAAAACTGGTAGGTAAATTATCTTCTGCAAATGCAATTGATATTAGCATTACAAAAGTTGTAGAGGGTATTGCTAAACTTGCAAATGCCGGAAAGCGTGTTGGCGAAACAGTTGCAAACCTCGATAAACTTGGTAACGGTGTAATGAATTTACTGAAAAAACTGCAAAATGCACCTCAAATTAACTCAAACGTAGCCAACACCATTCAAGGTCTTGGAAACCTTGCGTCAAGCGGTAGTAGAATTTCCACTGTTTCTGATAGAGCATCAACAAGCACTAAAAAACTTGGAAATGCACTTAGTTCATTAAAAGACAAATTAAAAAGCGCACATAAATCATCAAAAGGTTTTGTAAGTAGCATTGGTATGTTTTATGCTAAGTTCTTTTTGGTAATTCGTGCTGTAAAGAAATTCGGTCAAGCAATTGGTTCGGCGCAGGACTACATTGAGGAATTTAACTATTTTTCGGTTGCGCTTGATAAGGTTGGAAAAGACAGTGCTAACCAGTTTAAGAAAGCCGGTTATAATAGTGCGGAAGAATATGCAGGAAGTTTCCGTAAAAGATTTGGAAAACTTCAAAAGCAGTTGACCGGATATAAGGTTGATACTAACACTGGAGATGCAACAAATACTTTTTCACACAACCTTGGTTTGGATTTGACAGAGGTTATGAACTACAACGCCGCTATTGCACAGATTACGAACTCTGCCGGTATGCTTGGTGAAACGTCGATTGATTCCGCAAAAGCACTTACTATGTTATCCGCAGACTGGGCGTCTTTAGCAAACTTAGACACCGCTGACGTTATGCAAAACTTTCAATCTGGTTTGGTAGGACAGTCTAGGGCGTTGTATAAGTATGGAATTGACATCACCTCCGCTGGCTTAGCACAAACTGCGATGAATCACGGTGTTACAGAAAGTATTAAGAACCTTTCGCAACAGTCCAAAATGCAGTTACGTGTTTTGACTATGTTGGAACAGTCAAAGGTTGCATATTCGGACTTAGCACGGACAATTAACCAACCCGCAAACCAGTTGAGGATGTTGCAGGCTGGATTTAAGAAATTATCTTTGACAATTGGCTCCTTGTTTATGCCGATTGTTCAGAAATTGTACCCATATATGAATGCTGTGGTTATGGTTTTGCAGGATTTCGCACAGTGGGTAGCGAAACTGGCAGGAATCAAACTTGGTGATACGGATGGTTCACGAAAAACACCAGAGGTACCGGACTACTCCGATGCGGCAGACGATACGGATAAAGTTGCTAAGAACATGGATAAGACGGCTAAAAAGACAAAAAAAGCCGCCGACAATTTGCAGGGATTTGATATTGTAAATAAATTGCAGGACAACAGTGATAGTGATAGCGATGACGATGATAACGATAAGAATGCCAATATTGACCTTTCTAAGGATATTAGCGACGCATTAAAGAACTATGAAAAGATATGGGATAATGCTTTTAAGAGCAACCAGAACAAAGCAGTTGAGTTGTATAAGAAGATGAAGAAAGCAATCCTTGACGCATGGAAAGGTGGAGATTTTACTTCTCTTGGTTCGGCACTTGCTAATTGGATTAACAAGGGAATGAGAAACATTCCATGGACAAAGATTAAAAAGACTACGAAGAAGATTGCTAAATCTCTTGCTACGTTTTTGAATGGATTTGTCAAAAAACTTGATTGGACAAAACTTGGAGAAAATTTCTCCGAGGGATTGAATACATGGTTTGAAACATCATACACCTTTTTCAAGACGTTTGATTGGCTCAAATTCGGTCAAAGTATTAAAGAGGGTATAACGGCTGCCATAAATACTTTTGACGGTGATTTAGCAGGAAAATCACTTGGAGCGAAGTTGCGTGGTATGATTCAGTTTGCTTTTGGCGTTATGGTAGACTTCCCATACAAAAACCTTGGAAAGAAAATTGGAGATTACATCAATGGATTTCTCGAAGAGATGGGAGAAGTACGCAAAAATACTGGATTAACTGGATGGCAGGAGTTAGGAAAGACAATCAGTGATGGAATTACTGGAATACTTGATACAATTGACACCGCACTTTCTACCGTAGATTGGTGGGAAGTAGGAAAAGCAATTGGAGATTTTCTTTCTGAAATAGAATGGGGAAAAACACTTTTGAAAGTAGGGAAAATAATAGTCAAAGCATTGTTTAGTGCCTTGAAAGTGGCTATTTCTGCATTTGCTAGAGACCCATTAGGTATTGCATTTAAGTTATCAACGGTTATTGCTGGATTTATGGTTTATAAAAAATTCAAAGCCGTATGGGGCGCAATGAAAATAATGTTTGGAAAGGGAATACAAGATTCTCTGGTTAAATCAGCAACAGAAATAAAATCGGGGAAAATAGCGTCAGCATGGAGCAAGAAATTTAGCACAATAGGAACAAAATTAGGAAAACTGGTTGGAAAACTTATGGTTGTTGAAATTGCTTTTCAGATTGCCGGCACAATTACTGATAAATTGCTTGAAGCATCTGGCGGTGACAGTAAACAACTTACGAAGAACTTAAAAACTATATATGGAGAAAAAGGTGGAAGTTTTGCCGCTGCATTGCTTTCTACGGTTTCAGGAATTACTGGTGGTGATTATCAATCAACGTATGGTTGGAACGCACATTCTGGTGGTGATGTAGACCTCAACAAGACAATTTCACGATACAGTGAATTTTCAAGTGAATTAACTGAATTGCAGAAAAAAATGGATGAACTTGGCATTGCCGCTCTTACGCAAAATAGTATTTTAAGTAAAACAGGAAAAAATTTGCGAAAAGGTATTATTACAAAAAAATCCGTAAAAGATGCAGTTGGAAAAAAGGGAATAAAAAAGGATGAATTGCAAAATCTTCTTGGTATAAATGGAGTAGAAAAAACAGAAGATTACGAAAAAGCACAAAAGAAATTAAAAACTACGATGGAAAAATTAAATGTTCCAGCAAAAGAACAAAAGAGTATTTTGAAATCGTTAGAAACCGAACTTAAAAATGGTGAAATCACATGGGAAGATTACAGAAAGATAACAGATAAGAACTACAAGTCAACAGATGCATTGAAGAAGAAAATTGATTCCTTGAAACCAAAATCAGTAAGTGTTAAGGCTGAAACATCTGGCGGTGATGATGTTGATAGTTTGCAGGGGAAAGTAGATAGCGTAAATAGCAAAACAGTAACAATTACGGCTGGAATTAAAGGGGTTGATATAAAGACGTTTGACGATTTAAGTGTTGCGATGAAAACCATGAAAAATCGTGACATAAATGTGAATATTGACCCTAAACTCCGTAAAGGTTGGTATAAACTTGTTCAAAAAGAATTATATTCACGAACATTTTCCCTTAACGCAAATACAAAAGTGATAAAGGCTAGTGGTAAGGAAGTTGAAAAAGCAACTAAAAGCCAAACCGGAAAGAAATACGACGGAGAAAAGTTTAAGAAACTGATGAACGCTGCTAAAACCACGCAAGACCAGTGGGGAAGAGTTGTTATTCCGGGAGCAATAGATTACGATGGCAATAGCAAAAAAGCTAAAGCGGCACAGCAGAGTAAAAAGTGGAAAGAACTCATTAAATATTTGAAGAAGTACGGTATTGCAACAAACAATCCGATACTTTTTGCTAACGGTGGATTTCCGGAAGATGGATGGTTCCGCGCAAGTCACGGCGAAATGATGGGTAAATTCGACAATGGTAAGTCCGTTGTTGCAAATAACAAACAGATTACGACCGGTATTTCCGAAGCGGTTGCACCGGCTGTTTATGCGGCTACAAAGGCGGCAATCAAAGAGGAATTATCGAATGCGAATGTCGGTGGCGGTGATGTTTACCTTGACGGAACAAAAGTAACAACGGCAATTATGAACAACGCAAAGAAAATCTCCAAGAACAAAGGAATTTCTTGGAACATGGCTTAAAGAAAGAGGCTCATGCGAATGGGTCTCTTTTTTATGTGAAAAAGTTAGGAGGTGTCATATGGCATTTACGTTGAAGTTTGGTTGGACTAAGGACAGTTTAGAAGATATGCCAACACCAAAATATGAGGGATGGAAAATCTCACGAGAAAAAGTGTGGAACGCAAAAGCAGGGAGAAGTTCAAAAGCACTTTACAACGGAAAGATAGTTGCAAAGAAAGTAACGCTTGACATGGCATTTCCGGCAAATTTGACGCCAAGCGAAATCAAGAAGTTGATGAAGTACGCAGACCCGGATGATTTATCAAACCGGTACGGTTACATACAGTTTACCAATGAAAAAGGAGAAAAAGAAACAAAGCAGTTTTATTTTGGCAACCCTAGTTTTGACGCAATGACTTTTTTTAATGGAAAGTTTATTTGGTCTAGCATACAGATACAGGCGGTGGAGCGATGAGTTATACAGCAAAAGTTTTTTATGTTTTGGAAAGCGACCCTACATATACATTGAAATATGATTCACTTGTAAAAGATGTAAATATCGGAGATTCGTTTAGTTTGTCTTTTTTGGATTTTGACTATAACGGAACTCATTACTACGTAAAATACGCTATCAATAATGGAAGTGTGTATAAACGTGGTGTAAATACGATTGACTGTAAAAGCATGATGATTTCTGATGATTATAGGTATATGTCTTGGTACGTGTTCTGCACAGAAGATGAAACAGATATTACTGGAGACTGTGCAGTTTCCTATACTGACATAGCAACAGAATTATATTTGAGTATAAGTACAGGAAATTCGGATAGTGTAAGCACAAGAGGAAAAGAAACGCTAATATCTGTAAGTATATCGCAAGGTTGTGTTAGTGATTCATTTGCCAGTTATGGCTCTACTTATAGTCCTACTATGAGTTGTGAAATGTATGCAGAAAATAACGATTTTACGGATGCCCTTATTGCAAAGGCATATTACGATAATACATTAAAAGGAACTATTGTAAATGCATGGATTATTATAGGGAATGAATTTGCATATCCGGTACCTATCGGAAGATTTGTTGTAAAAGAAAATCCAACATACAACGGTGATACTGTTTCATTTACTGGAAACGGTTTAATGAGCGAATACATGGACAGAGCAGAAATCGTCATTAGTTCGCTAAACGAATATCACAAAACGGAATTGGAAGAAAAATACGTACCTAGCCAATTGCAGTTTATCTACACACGTGACGACGTTTATTATTGGGAGTATTTGCCGCAAGACTTTTTGCGTGTCACAGGATGTCCGCTATACATTGATAATTGGAAAGATGTTTTATCGTCAATCAAACAATATAAGTTGTACCATTTGATGATTCCTATGTTATCAAATTTTGCGGACAATGATGAGGATGGTTACGATTGGGATTGGGAAAGCAGAATCACATGGAGAGATTTGTTGTCTGGTATAGCAGTTTTGTTACGTGCAAATGTGATTGAAAAAAACGGTGCTTTTTATATTAAGCAGTTACCAGAGTTGCAAGCAGATAACAATTACAGACCTATATTTAATGGAGATACCTATGATTCTAATGCGATTTTCGGAAACAACCTTATGTGTCCAAACAACGTATCTGTAAAGGCTAATAATTGGTACTTTTACGAGACAAACAGTGACTATGTTGGATTTGGATATTACGAGGGTGAATCCACGGTCGTATTGAATGACAAGGCAAGCAGTGTATCGAATGTAGAGAATTATCCAGTGACGATTGAAACACCTTGGATATTATACGAAACGCTTGACAGAAATACGGTTCATACGTATTTAGGACAAGTTACGCCAATGCAGTGGAAAACAGGGTTATCCTTTTTGAACAAGGCGTTTGTTTACCATAAAGCGAGTATCGAAACAATGTACTGGCATCCTCTTATGTCGGTTGGTGAAATGCTTACGTTCGAGGACTATGACGGAGTTAAGAAGTATGTGCTTGTCGGAGAAATGACGCTGCACTACGATGGTGGATTTTATGCGGAGATTACATCACCGTGTGAAGTGCAGGAATCAAACTCATCGTCAGTTGGTAGCAGTGGTTCAAATAGTTACAATAGTGGAACAATGGCACAGACAAGCGGAACGGTTACGAGTACAATCCTTGGTGCTATTTTCAAAGACGGAGTTATTACAAACAGTAAGATTGCGGATTCCACGATTGAGAATAGTAAGATTAAGGATTCTACTATTACCAACGCAAAGATTTCGGATGCTACGATTGAGTTGGAAAAGGTGTCGAAATCTTTTATTACGGATTTGACGGCTGATAATGCGTATATTAAAAATCTGAAAGCAACTATCGGTGAGTTTGGATATATTACTGCCGAAAATGCCGATTTGACATATGCAACGATTACGTCATTGCAAACAGTAGATGGAAAGATAGATACATTGTCCTCAAAGGCTATCACTACAGAAAACCTTAGTGCAAAGGTAGCAGACTTAGGGTATCTGTCAGCAGAAAGCGCAGATTTAAAATATGCAAACATTAAATTATCCAATATTGAAGTTGCGGATATTGCTACATTATTTACAGAAGTTGGTCTTATTGATAGAGCAACAATCGTAGAAGGACATATCACTGGTTTCTTAGATAGTGTTGAAGTCAACGCCGCAAACATTACGGCCGGAACCTTAGTGGCAGACAGAATATTGCTAAAAGGCGAAAATGGCTTGCTTTATTCGCTGAATAATTTAGGAGAACTTCAAAGTAAAACGATTGATACTTTGGATGGATATATACTTACTGACCGGACCGTAAATGCAGATAAAATAGTAGCAAAAAGCATAACAGCAAATGAACTTGATGTTGAAAAGGTTTTTGCGAATTCTGCTGTTATTAAAAAAATATTTTCGCAAGACGTGACGGCAACCGGAACCATCACTGGTGCAACATTAAAAGGTGCAAATGCAGAGATAGATAACGGTTTGATTGGTGGATTTGAAATCCAAACGAATGGACTATCCAAAAACTACACAGAAAACAGCAGTCTCGCATCAGGTAAACAAAACATTTATGAACTTAAACTTTCGAGCGATGGCGCTCCATATTATCGTAGCGCCAAATATGAATGGGATGCAAATGGCTATGTTGATTCTAAAATATTAACATGTGATGGCGACATTAGTATTGAACATGTTTCTCGTTATAACATGGTAGGTTCGATTTCAGCACGTCAAAAAATCGAACTTATTTCCGATTGGTCATACCCTGGATTATATATTACAACCTTTACTGGCGATGGGACCAAAAAATCATACAAAACCATTTATCGAGATTATGGATTTGGACGGTGGAAATATACTAATGGTATTGAAGATGGTACTGACCCTATGTATTGTTCTTCACCGTTTGGCATTGGCAGTAAAAAAAATGCTTCTTTAACTAGCTTCGATTTGCGAATATCCTCGCCTGACGGAAATCATATGAACCTTGGACAAAGGACAATCCAAGCAGTTAATGCAAATGATGCCGCAACAACATTATATCTGAATAGTTACGGTGGAAGTGTGTCTATTGGTCGTGTAGGTGGAGCAGGAACCACTACATTAAATGCCAATGTTGCTTTTGAGAAGCATTGTTCGAGTGTAACAACAACGACGCCGAGTTCAACTACATTATATGGTATTACCATGAATGGTGGATTGTTCAAAGCCGTAGTATTTCGCAACTATCCAATTGCTTCGGCATCCGCTTGGGCGAGCTTTGTTCAAACAGAGTTAATGCCGGGTGATTCCGGTGCAGCAGATGTTGTCCAGTATCACAACATGGTAACTGGTAGAGGTGAGTGTGTTAGAGTGGCGTTTAATGCCAAGACCGGAAACCTAGCCGTTAATGCACAGAATAACGACATAACTAATGATAACCTGAATGGAATAGCAATATTCCCAGTGTTACAATAAATAATTCAAATTTAGGAGGTAAAAAGAAATGGATGAAAACAAAATTACACTCAATGACTATGTGGAAAAGAAACTGTCTGCTGAAATCGCAGAACTTAAGGTTCAGCTTGCAAAGACGGAGTTTACGTTTCTTGCTTTGCAGGAAGAGAACGAGCGGTTGAAAGCACAGTTGGCAGAAAAAGAGAAAAAATCCGAAAAGGATGAATAATATTTTTGAACCCTACATATAATATATTACATGGCAATCCCATGTAATCAAGTTTCGGTTTGGGAGAGGGGTTGCAAATTCCCCTTTCCCTACAATTATATGCTAGGAGGAAATTTATGATAGGCGAACGCAGGAAATATAGAAGAAAGTTGAAGAAAATCATTTTTCAGATGAAAAACGTAGATTCGTTGAGATATTACTACGGGTACATTGCAGAAAAAGAAAGATTGAAAGGTAATAGTTATAAGGTATAATGAAATGGAGTAGGATAAAAACCCTACTCCATTTTTTTATGACAGTTTGTCGTATCTTGATTTGATAGATGGTATTGTCATTTTTTTGTTTTTCTTTCCATCTCTCTTTAAGACGTAGTAAGCGGTTCTTCTTACAGTTCCCCACACGGAAAGCGTTTTCCCTCTTCTGTAGCCAGAATATTCTTGGTAGCCTTGGCTCATGTATACTTCATAGTATTTTCCACCAGACTTTACGATTACGGTCAAGTCACTATCCAATGTATCTTCCTTTACATTTTCTATTTTGCCCTTGATTTTTATTTTCTTTCCCTTGCACTTACCTTTTTTTAATTTGGAATAATTGTAGGATTTACACATTTTCTTATATTTTTTCTTTGATAGCTCTTTCTTGCCAGACCATTCCTCTTTGAATCCGTCGGCAAATTCTGAAAATATTCCCATTGTCCTTGCCGGTATAGCGGCTTTTGAAATTGTTGGAACACATACTGAAATAGTAAGCATTAGCGTTGTTGCTACTGTTAATAGTTTCTTCATAAAACACATCTCCAATCTTTTTTATTTACACAATAATGAATGGTATCATTATTTAGTATCAGTTTTGTTTGCTCTCCAAAGCAGGTCAATTCCCTCTAAAATATATTTTCTGGCTTTTTCATCGAGGGTATAATATTTCTTAATGGCTTCTTTTAGTTCTACATCTTCTGAAATATGAGCGTCCAAAAGGGCATCTTCTTCTGAATATGTTTTATCTTTTCCATTAACCAAATAATCAATAGAGCAATCTAAGCATTCTGCAATTTTTCTAATTTTTGAAATTTTAGGCTCACTTTTACCCTTTTTCCAATCGGAAAATGTACTTTTGGGAAAATCACAATATCTTGCTACTTTTGCATCATTTAAACCTTTTAAATCTCTTAATTTACAGTATCTTTCGTACATAGAAAATCTCCTTATCAAAAAAAGTTGCAATTTCTCAACTTTTAGGGTTGACAAACAAGACTCCCTAATGTATTATAAAAACAAGTTAGGAAATCTCAACCAATTCAAAATTGAGAAATTTATATTATGTTTTTTGCACAATTCATAGTATATACGATTTTCTAACTTTTATCAAGACATAGTTGTGAAAATCGAACAACTAAAAAGGATTTTCGGTAAAAAGACTGTTAGTGTGCCGTCACTAACAGTCCTTTACCCCAATTTTTATACCGTATGCACTTTGCAGTCTTTCGACGCATTGTACGACACCAATGCTTCTTAAAGCACTCTGCCACTTATGCAGTTTGGGTTCAGCATAATTTATTGCCATTAGTTGGCAGATTGCAAGGAACAAGCGGTGTAGTGTGACAAATATCGGAATGTCAACCTCGAGTTTTTAACGAACTTCTCTGTTCGGCTACGCTACACTTGATGTTACATTTCACTCCATTTTAACGTGCTGTGGCTTCACGATTGCGACCTTGCAAATGCGGAACAGGCAAATTCAAAATTGCTTTCAAGGTATACACCTCCTAAGATGAATTTACCTAAAATGGCTTATTTATTATAACGAAAATCCTAACGCAAGTCAAGAAAGGAGATGAGATTTTGGACAAGGGAAATAGAAAGAAAAGTTTTAAAAAGTTAGAATTGCTTGTTAATTCGAGAAACATTACCTTTTATAAATTGGCTGATGAACTCGGATTGGCTAGAAGTACTTTTTCGGATTGGAAATCTGGGAAATCAATGCCAAAGACGGATAAACTGATTAAGATTTCGAATTACTTTGGTGTAGAAATTTCCTATTTTATTGAGTAAAGAAAGGAGTAGACATGAACGATTTACAGATTTTTGAAAATTCAGAGTTTGGAGAAATCCGAACAATCACAAAAGATAACGAGCCTATGTTTTGCCTTATGGATATTTGCAAGGCTTTAGACATGAAAAATCCAACAATGGTTGCTTCAAGATTGGAAGATGATGAAGTGACTAAGTTTGACTTAGGCAGTAAAAGAGGGGAAACAAACTTTGTTACCGAAAGCGGATTGTATGCGGTTATTCTTCGTAGTGATAAGCCGAATGCAAAGAAGTTTCGCAAGTGGGTAACTGGCGAAGTGCTTCCATCTATCCGCAAGAATGGCGGTTACATTGCCAATCAGGAGAATCTTACTCCAGAACAGATTGTAGCCAACGCATTAGTTGTGGCACAGAACATCATAACTCAAAAGGACAAGCAGATTGAGGAAATGACACCAAAGGCAAATTACTTTGACGCTTTGGTAGATAAGAAATTAAATACCAACATCCGTGACACCGCAAAGGAACTTGGTGTTGGAGAAAAAGCATTTGTTTCTTTTCTTATTGAGAAAGGATATGTGTTCCGGCAGGGAAAACACAAACAGTTGCGTCCATATGCCAAATACGCAGAGAGCGGAAACGGCTTGTTTGTCTTAAAGGACAAGCACAACGAGCAGAACGGTTGGGCAGGACAGCAGATGTATGTCACTCCAAAGGGAAAAGAAACATTCCGTCTGCTTTTGGAAGAAAGGGAGTGAGCCTATTATTCAGAAGATGATATTGGCGGTTCTGACATTTCTTCTTATTATAACGGTGGCAACAAGCGTGTTTAAGGATGTATACGCTTACGAGCCTGAATATGCACAAGAAGATACGTTATTTATAAAAACAGAAGAACCGCAGGTAAATGTGATTCCAAATGCAAATACGAACAGTTCTTTGGAATCCGCAAAACACATAAAGCAAAAGAAAAAGTCAAAGAAGAAACACAAGAAAAGGAAAGGCGTTCAATTCTTGATAACTGCATATTGTCCTTGTTGCGATTGTTCAGAGGGGTACGGAAAGATAACTTCTACTGGCAAGATACCAAAGCAGGGAAGAACAATAGCGGTTGACCCTAAAGTCATACCGTATGGAACAAAGGTAAAAATCAAAGGTCTTGGAACATTTATAGCCGAGGACTGCGGCGGTGCGATAAAGGGAAATCGAATTGACATATACTTTGAATCTCATGCAGACACAGAGAGATTCGGAGTGCAGAGAAGAACAGTATTTATATTAGGAAAGGATGATTGAATGATTAAGACAGATGCTAAACCGGCAACACCAGAATTGATTGCAAATTTAATTGAACTTGGTGCAATTTATGTGAAAGACGGAGAGTTTTATGCAAATGAACCGGGAACATACAAAAAAGAAAAGGAATAGCACCCTTGACCGCAAATCAAACTGCTATTCCAGTAGTAAATAACTATATGTTATTTGCGCTCATTTTATCAAATAAGGAGTGAAAAGTCAAGATGAATACAATTTTATTAAGAGGTACCGTGGCGAGTAAGATTAAATTCTCTCATTCGTCGCATGGTGAGAACTTTTATGAATTTCGCTTAAAAAGCGAAAGAAAAAGCAAGAAAGAGGATATTCTAATCTGCTTGGTTCCAGAGATTATTTTGGAAAAGTGTTTAATCAAAGAAAACGAGAAGATTGAAGTCCAAGGAGAAATTCGGACTATCAATAGGAAAAATTATAAGCACATTTATGTATTTGTGCAGGATGCCATGTGCGGTGGAGAGGTAAATTTATTGTCGGACGTAAATGAAGTAAAAATGGATGCGTATATTTGTATTCAACCTAATTTACGGCGCACATCTGCTTCCAATAGAAGAGTATGTGATGTCATTGTCGCAAGCAACCGACAATACGGCTCCGACTATATTCCATGCATAGCATGGGGGAGATATGCTACATACGTTTCAAAATGCGATGTAGGTACTCATCTGGAAATTATCGGAAGATTGCAGAGCCGTGAATATCATAAGCAGATGGACGATGGCACAGTAGCAGTAAAAACCGCTTTTGAAGTATCAGTTTCAAAAGTCAAAGAAATCGGAAAGGAGAATGAGGATGAGGAAAGCAATGATTCAAATACCGCAGAAGAGGTTTGAAGAACTTATAAAATTGGAAGAAAGAGTAAATGTTGCTGTCGAAACTGCTATGAATGAAGAATATGCTTCCGTTACTGATATTTTGTTTATCCTTGGAACTGAACTTGCTTATGATATAGCAAATGAAAGAAAGGAGAAATATAAGAAGTGGATGAAAGAAAAAATGGAATCTTGATTCCAAACAAAGAATATCGTGCTATGGATGGAGTTAGTTCTTCCGATTTAAAAAAAATGGCTAAATCACCGGCACATTTTCGATACTGGAAAGACAATCCGAAAGAAGATACTCCATCATTGCTTTTTGGTAGGGCGGTTCACAAATACATTTTGGAAAAAGATGATTTTTACAAAGAGTTTGCCGTAGCACCAGATATAAACAGACGAACAAAAGACGGAAAAGCACAGTGGCTTTTATTCCAAGACCAAAACGAGGGAAAAGACATTGTTTCCTTGGATGATTTTCAACAAATAAAAGATATGCATTACGTCTTGTATAGTAATTCATTTGCAAGAACTCTTTTAACTGGCAAAAAGGAACTTTCGTATTTTACGGAAGATTCAGAAACAGGAATTACTATGAAATGCAGACCAGATTGTCTTACAGAAGTAGCAGGAACACACTTTTTGATTGACTACAAAACATGCAATGACGCTAGTACGGATGTATTTATGCGTGATTCAATCAAATTTATGTATGATATGCAGATGGCATATTACAAACATATTCTTGATGAAATACTTGGTGTTGAGCATACGGTAGTTTTTATCGCACAAGAGAAAACTGCTCCATACTGTGTAAACATTATGGAACCAAATGAATATTATATGCGTTCTGGTGCTGATATGTTTAGGGAATACTTAAATCTCTATAAAGAATGTTCAGAAACTGGTAACTGGTACGGATATATGAAAGATGAAGTAAACAGTCTTGGATTGCCGAACTGGTTACAGAAACAGTATGAATCTTTAGGAAGTGAGGTGGAATAAATTGAATAAATTGATTGAATTTTTGAAAGATAGATTCCCAGATGGCGTACAGGCTTTTGATACTAGAAATATTGCTGGAGATAGTATGGTTACAATTTACTATGATGGTGAAATTATGGTTGATTACTGTCCATCTTATGAATACATTGAAATTTTTGGATTAACAAAAGAACAGTTTGAGATAGTGTGCAAAAAAGCAAATTTACATTAAGGAGTATAAAAAATGAGAATAGTAAAAGATGAATGTTTAGGTTGTGCAGCACCGGCTTATCCTTGCCTTGGTAGTAGTTGTCCAAATAGGAAAAGAACGCATTACTATTGTGACCGTTGTAAAGATGAATTTTTACCAGAAGCATTGTATCAGTACGATGGCGAAGAAGTTTGTGGAGAGTGCATATTGAAAGATTTTAAAATTATAGACAGTTGAAAGGAGAATTGATATGTCAAATGAAGTATCAGTAAGAAACAATCAATCGGTTGGTGGGAGTTTTAATAACATTAACCAAGGAACAGTAGCAGTAGAAAGTAATCGTGCTATTGCAGAAGCACAGGGGAAATTGATTATGGCAAAACAGTTTCCAAGAGATTACACAAAATCATATGCAAGTGCGATTGAAGCGTGTCAACGAAAAGGTTTTGCCGACAAAGCGTTTTTCAGTTATCCACGTGGCGGTCAGACGGTAACAGGAGTAACAATCAGATTTGCAGAGGAAATGGCACGATGCTACGGCAATCTTGAATATGGAATCAAGGAAATGTCCCATGAAAAAGGAAAGTCCGAAATGCAGGCGTATTGTTGGGACTTAGAAAACAATACAGTTTCTAGCCAGAACTTTACTGTTGAACACGTAATGGAGACAAAGCAGGGCAACAGAAAACTTACTAGTCAGCGTGATATTTACGAAAGGACAGCCAATGATGGTGCAAGACGTTTAAGAAGTAGAATCCTTGCAATTCTTCCTCCAGATTTAGTTGAGGATTGCATTAAGGAATGTAAGAAAACGATTGCCGGGCAAAACGATATTCCTTTGATTGATAAGGTAAAGAATATGATTACTGGTTTTGCTAAACTTGGCGTAACTAAAGAAATGCTTGAAAAGCGTCTTAATCATACAGTTGAGAGTATCAACGATGATGAATTGATGGAGTATATCGGGATTTACAACGGATTAAAGCAGAAAGAGACAGTTGTTTCCGATTGGTTTGAACAACCAAAAACTGCATCGCAGGTAACGGAACTTTTGAAAGAAGCTGAAAAAGAAAAAAAACAAGAAAATAAAGAAACGAAAGGAGATAAAAAGTGACTTATCGCGTAACTATAAAAAACAATAAGAAAAAGTTTCCGCTTAAAGGGTTGAATGAATTGCTTGGTGGAAGAATTTACAATCAAAGATTGAAAAAGTACCACAACCCAGTAAAGAAAGCAAATGATGATATATGCTTGAAAGCCATTAAACGTACTCTTAAAGGCGTTAAAATTAAAAAGACTATACGTTGTGTGTTTTGGATATTTTCAAGTGATAAAAGGCACGACAGAGGAAATCTTTGCAGTGCGGTTGAAAAATCATTTTTGGACGCATTACAGTTAGCAAAAGTGATTAGAAATGACGGATGGGATGATGTTCTTGATTCGGAGTTTCATACAATGGTAGATGCTTCAAACCCTAGAGTTGTTGTTGAAATTGAGGAAATTGATTAAAAGAAAACGAGGAATAATTATGAGAATTATAAGCCAAAACGGAACAATTGATGTTCCATACGATATGTGTTGTGTTTGGAGACAGGAAGAGGTTATTTACTGCCGTGTTGTTGGAAATGATGACAATATTTTGATGGCTACTTATTCTTCTAGCGAAACAGCTGAAATGGTATTGGAACGATTTAAAGATAATGCTTTAGTTCTTTTGATGGATGTGCTTGTTGGAAAAATCACAAAAGAATATGCTAATGATTTTTATTATCAGTTTCCAAAAGAGGATTTGCTGGTTGAAAGGATTATTCCAAAAGGCGGGAAACTTCCTTTGTCAGATATTTTGAGTATTAGAAAAAAATATTTAAATGAAGAAAAATATTTAAATGAAGATTAGAGAGAATGAAAGATACCCTATGATTAAGATGCATACAGAAAAGAAAGGTGGAATGACTTATTAACAAAGTAATTTTAATTGGCAGATTAACAAGAGACCCAGAAATCAGATATACGCAGGGAGAAAATTCAATGGCAGTAGCAAGATTTACTCTTGCAGTAGACCGCAGATTCAAAAGAGACAATCAACCTACGGCTGATTTTATAAGTTGTATTTGCTTTAGAAAAACGGCTGAATTTGTTGAAAAATATTGTAAAAAAGGAACAAAGTTGGCGGTTGAGGGTAGTTGGCAGACTGGAAGTTACACCAATAAGGATGGAAACAATGTATATACAAATGATTGTCTTGTTGATAATTGCGAGTTTGCTGAAAGCAAGGCAACGGCAGAACAGAATCAAAAAAATGATAATAAATCTGGAAATGATGATTTCATGAACATTCCAGATGGTGTTGAGGACGGACTGCCATTTAACTAAAAAAGGAGACATATAAGATGGCTGATAAGAGAATGTTTTCAAGAAAATTGATTAGTTCGGATGTGTTTTTGGACATGCCATTAACTGCACAAGGATTGTTTTTTCATCTGTGCATGAGAGCCGATGATGATGGATTCGTAGATGCTCCAAACCGAATTGTAAGAGAATGTCAGGCAACTCCAAAAGACCTTGAAATCCTTGAGAGGAAGAGATACATACTCACGTTTGAAAACTCTAACGTGGTACTTATCAAACATTGGTTTCTGCACAACTCAATTGCAAAGGACCGGTACACGCCAACACTGTATACAGATGAAAGGTCGAGAGTCACCTTAAAATGTGGCAAGATGTACCCGAATTGTAGCAAGAGTGACAACAAAAACTATACGGAAGTAAAACGTACAGATAACGACTTGGAAACGAATTGTAACCAAACTGATAACAAAGTGGAGTGTAGAGAAGATAAGGTAAGAGAAGAAAAGAAAAGTGATATTGTCGAGCAGAGCACGACGGACACTTCTTTGGTGAAAGAAATTATTGATTACTTGAACGAAAAAACTGGTGCAAGTTACAGATACAGTACCAAAAAGACACAAAACCTTATCAATGCAAGGCTTAAAGAAAAATTCACTTTGGAAGATTTCAAACGTGTAATTGACAGTAAATGTAATGATTGGAAATCAGACGAGAAGATGAAAGAGTATTTGCGGCCCGAAACTTTGTTTGGAACGAAGTTTGAAAGTTATCTTCAAAATGCTCCAAAGATTTTGAAACCTAGAGCAGAGCCGGAAGAAGTTGTTCCGGAAGTTGAGGAAGAGGAAGTAGGTGCTGACTGGTAATGCGATATAAAGTTTACGAGTTTAATCCGGATGATGCTTACAACTTTGCTCGTCATGTTGGAATTGAGGTTAAGGAACACGGTGGTGAACTGTTTTTTAAGACTTGTCCTTATTGCAAGCCAAGAGCCACAAGGGGAAATGTTCGCACTTTTTCGATAAACCTTAAAACTGGACAGTTTAAGTGTTTAAGAGCAAGTTGTGGAATATCCGGCAACATGGTAACGCTTTCAAAGGACTTTGACTTCTCACTTGGTAACGAGGTTGACGAGTATTATCGTCCAAATAAAAAATACAAGCGGTTGAAGCAACCCAAGGAAGCAATCAAACCAAAGCCGGAAGCGATTAAATTTTTGGAAAGCCGTGGTATATCCGAAGAAGTTGCCAAAAAGTACGAAATTACCGTACAGACTAGTCATCCAAACATTCTTGTCTTTCCGTTTTATGACGAAAAAGGCGTACTGCAATTTGTCAAGTACAGAAAAACGGATTTTGACAAGGAAAAGGATGCCAACAAGGAGTGGTGCGAAGCAAGCACAAAGCCGATATTGTTTGGAATGAAACAATGTGATGATAGTTTTGATACGCTCGTAGTCACAGAGGGGCAGTGCTTTGATGGAAAAGCTGAAATATTAACGCCGGATGGATGGGTTTCTTTTGAAAATTACTCCGGTCAAAACGTATTGCAAGTAGATGAGAAAATGAACGGTACGTTTATAAGGCCCAAAAGAATAATAATCAAAAGACACATCGGAAAGATGGTTAGGTGTGAAATTGGTGGAAATTATGAAACGTACACCACGGACGACCATAACCTTGTACTTCTGAACAAAAAAGGGAAAGTAGTAAAGAAAAAAGCAGGAGAAAAGATAAGTACAGGATATAAGATTCCAACTACTGTGAGTATTGATTCAGAAGAATACAAGGATTGGACAGATGAAATGTTTGCCTTGTATATAGCCATAAGTGCCGATGGAACAATCGACTACAGAAAAAACACTGGAAAGATAAAAGCAAAAACAGATAGGTATGTAAGAATCTCAATAGCATTAGAGCGAAAATCAAAAAGATTAAAAGAAATCTTGGAGAGATTAAATATTGCCTACTCGTGCAATAAGGATTCACGTAACTATGATTCGATATGCTTTCATTGTCCAGATTGGCTTACATCCAAATACTTACCATATGGATTTGCTACTGGAACAAGCATTAAACAGAAGAAATTCATAATTGAGGAAATGGTAAAGTGGGATGGAAACAAGGTAAAAGGAAAAAATCAATACGAGTATTCAACGATATTAAAACACAATGCTGACGTAATGCAACTTATAGCATCATCTTGTGGATATATGTCAACGATAATGACAAAGCAAAATGGCGGAAACGGTAATTTTATAAAAAGCTATTGCTACAAAGTATCGGTTCTTTTGAGAAAAAGTTATGTGAGTACACAGAGCTTTGAAACTCATAAAAGGTTTGAGGAAGTAGACCAAAGAGTTTACTGCGTTTCGGTTGATACAGGCATGATACTTGTTAGACAGAACGGAAGGATAAGTGTAAGCGGTAATTGCGATTCATTAGCAGTTGCTACGGCAGGAATACCAAACGCAGTGTCCGTTCCAACCGGTGCCAAAGGCTTTACATGGATTCCCTATTGTTGGGATTGGCTTTGCAAATGGAAAAAAATCATCGTTTTCGGAGATTTTGAGAAAGGCTCAATATCTTTGTTGGATGAACTTGCAAAACGTCTAAAAGACCGTGTAGAACACGTCAGAGAGGACAATTACAAAGACTGCAAGGACGCAAACGAGATACTTCTCAAATATGGAGCAGAGCAGGTTAGAAAATGCGTTGAAGAATCGGTTAGGCTGCCAATCGACAATGTGATTGATTTGGCAGATGTAAAGGAACTTGACCCATACAGTATTGAAAAGATACCGACCGGTATTGCGGATGTAGACAACTTGCTTTGCGGAGGAATCCCATTCGGTGTTGTTACCATCGTTACTGGAAAATCAGGAAAAGGAAAATCAACTTTTGTAGGGCAGATTATAACAAGAGCATTAAACAAAGGTGACAATGTTTTTGTATATTCCGGAGAAATGCCAAACTATCTTTTTAAGGCTGCGATTGATTTTCAGATTGCGGGTCCGGCAAATGTAGTGGAAGAAGATAGGAGAGATTACATAAAGCGTTACGTTCGGAAATCTGCAAAAGATAAGATTGTAGAGTGGTATCGTGGAAAATGTATGCTTTACGACCGCACTATGGTTAAAGATGAAGATACTGACTTGCTAAATACGATTGAACGTATGATAGTAAGCCAAAATGCGAGAGTTATTGTGATTGACAATTTAATGACAATGATAAACAAAACAAGAGTTAAGGGAAGTAAGTTAGAAGCACAGAGCGAAGTTTCAAACGCACTAGAGGATATGGCTAGATTTTACAATGTTTGTATTATCTTAGTTGCACACAAGAGGAAAGATAGCGGAATTGATGATGAAGATATGGACGATTCGATTCGTGGGGATTCAGATATTGTCAATTCGGCAGGAGTGATTATTCACTACAACGTAAATAAAGATGAGAATACGATGGAAAATTATCCGAGAATAATTTCGGTTACTAAAAATCGTGTATTTGGAAGAACTTCATACAGAGGTTGGAAAGTACACTACGATGAAAAGTCCAAACGAATCTACGGAGACCACGATGATTTGAATATTTGTCTTGGTTGGGATAATGAAAGCGGTGGATTTTTCGAGGACTACGATAATTCAATATTTAGTTAGGTGGTGTTTATATGGGAAGCGTAAATGCATCGCAGATTCCAGAAGAACAGCATATGTGGACTGATATTTGGAATTGGCGTAAGAAATATTACTACCCGGAAGATGATGATTCTTGGTGGAAAGAGTTTGTAGAAACTGGCATTGCAATCGGAGAAAAATATGCAACTAAATTATCGCATGAGATTATTTTTGCAATTTTTAATGATGTGCAAAATCGCAGTAAAAAATTGAAATCAACGGAGGTATTGAAATGAAAGAAGCAATTAAATTAGTTGAAAAGGCTCTTGAAATTTTGAAGAGCGAAGAGAAAAAGGAAAAGGTTGTTTTGAGCTCATTGAAACCGGGCGAAACATTTATGATTGGAGAACATGAATTTATTGTTTTGGAACAGAATTACGAAACAACAAACGTAATCTCCAAAAACCTTATGGCTGAAAATGTTCGGTTTGATGGAGATACAAGAGATTACAATAAATCTGCTTTGAAAAAGTATATTGACGAAAAAATCAAGCCTATTATTTTGGAAAATGTCGGTGCTGGAAATCTTGTTGAGCATTCCGTGCCATTGACGAGTGTTGATAATCAGAACGAGTTTAATGATTGTATTTGTGAGGTTCGCCCTATTACTTTTGACGAAGTCAGAGAATACAATGATTTGCTTGTGAATGAAGATTTGACAGATTACTATTGGACAATTACACCGTGGTCTACTGCTGAAAGAGGGTTGAAGTATGCTATTGTAATTGTTTCGCCGTCCGGCCGCATCAGCATCAGCGATTGCGGCAACTGCTACGGCGTGCGCCCTTTCTGTATCTTAAAATCTAATATCTTTGTATCGAAAGGAGAATAATATGGACTTAGAAAAAAGAGTTGAAATGCTTGAAAAGCGGATTGACAAATTGGAAAGTAAAAATATGAAAGAACGGCTTACTGGATTGAAAGTCGGCGATTATTTTGAAGTTGCCGGAACAAAATGGAGAATCCTTGACATCAAACCTTGCGGATATGTTTGTCTTTCAGATGCATTAGAGGAAAGAAAAATTTTTGATTCGGAAACAAACAATTGGAAACTAAGTAGTCTGCGTGAATATCTCAATAACGATTTTTATAAGAAAATTGCTGATGAGATTATGGAAAAAAATATTCTTCCGTTTGGAAGAGATTTATTGTCTCTTGATGGACAGGATGAATATGGAGATTGCACGGATTATGTATCTCTTCTTTCTGTTGACGATTACAGACAATACAGAAAGTTGATTCCTAACATTGACAAGTGGTGGTGGCTGCTCACTCCTTGGAGTACACCTTGCAACGGATATGAAACGCAAGTATCGGTTGTTTCGCCGTCCGGCGTCATCGGCCTCAACCGTTGCTGCTTCGGCGACGGCGTGCGCCCGCTTTGTATCTTTTCACCTAATCTCTTTGAATCGGAGTGATGATAATGGCAAGTAAAGAACTTACTGTAATTCTAAAAGCAAAAGATTTAGCAAAGTACACTTTGGAAAAGACGTCGAATTGTAATCACTATCCAAAGAAATTTAGATTTTCTCTTGTGGACAAGATGCAGAACAAGTCGCTTGAAATCTACGAATGTTTGCTTGAAGCAAATAGGACAGATATAAAAGCATATAAGAGAGAACGATTAGAGTTGCAGACAAGAGCAATAACACATTGTGATGAACTCTTGTATTACATAGAGTTATCAAACAGTTTAGGACTAATCAACATAAAATGTGTCGGTCATTGGTCGAAAATGGTTTGCGATGTAAAGCATATGGCAATCGCATGGAGAACAAAAGACAAAGAAAGATAAAACTATAGGTTATGTGCTGCTTAATCGGTTGTTTCGCCGTCCGGCCGCATCAGCATCAGCGATTGCGGCAACTGCTACGGCGTGCGCCCTTTCTGTATCTTAAAATCTAATATCTTTGTATCGAAAGGAGAATAATATGGACTTAGAAAAAAGAGTTGAAATGCTTGAAAAGCGGATTGACAAATTGGAAAGTAAAAATATGAAAGAACGGCTTACTGGATTGAAAGTCGGCGATTATTTTGAAGTTGCCGGAACAAAATGGAGAATCCTTGACATCAAACCTTGCGGATATGTTTGTCTTTCAGATGCATTAGAGGAAAGAAAAATTTTTGATTCGGAAACAAACAATTGGAAACTAAGTAGTCTGCGTGAATATCTCAATAACGATTTTTATAAGAAAATTGCTGATGAGATTATGGAAAAAAATATTCTTCCGTTTGGAAGAGATTTATTGTCTCTTGATGGACAGGATGAATATGGAGATTGCACGGATTATGTATCTCTTCTTTCTGTTGACGATTACAGACAATACAGAAAGTTGATTCCTAACATTGACAAGTGGTGGTGGCTGCTCACTCCTTGGAGTACACCTTGCAACGGATATGAAACGCAAGTATCGGTTGTTTCGCCGTCCGGCGTCATCGGCCTCAACCGTTGCTGCTTCGGCGACGGCGTGCGCCCGCTTTGTATCTTTTCACCTAATCTCTTTGAATCGGAGTGATGATAATGGCAAGTAAAGAACTTACTGTAATTCTAAAAGCAAAAGATTTAGCAAAGTACACTTTGGAAAAGACGTCGAATTGTAATCACTATCCAAAGAAATTTAGATTTTCTCTTGTGGACAAGATGCAGAACAAGTCGCTTGAAATCTACGAATGTTTGCTTGAAGCAAATAGGACAGATATAAAAGCATATAAGAGAGAACGATTAGAGTTGCAGACAAGAGCAATAACACATTGTGATGAACTCTTGTATTACATAGAGTTATCAAACAGTTTAGGACTAATCAACATAAAATGTGTCGGTCATTGGTCGAAAATGGTTTGCGATGTAAAGCATATGGCAATCGCATGGAGAACAAAAGACAAAGAAAGATAAAACTATAGGTTATGTGCTGCTTAATCGGTTGTTTCGCCGTCCGGCAACATCAACAACAACAATTGCAACAACAACAACGGCGTGCGCCCATTCTGTGACAAACAGACAGTTAGAGTAGGCATTAAGCCGAAATCAGAGAAAGATACAGAAAAGCACATGACCTTTCCTAAAAGGATAAATACAAAGGAGTTTTTATTATGGATGATAAAAGTATTATATGCAATTTTGAGAACCTTTATAACGCTTATAAACGTGCTAAGGCAGGTAAAAGGCGCAATGAAAGTTGTGCTAGATTCCAAACAATGAGCCTAGATGGCGTTCATATCTTACTAGAGCAGTTGAAAAACAAAACCTACAAGATGAATCCATATAACGAATTTAAGGTTTACGAGCCTAAAGAACGATTGATACGTTCTTGTTCGTTTAAGGATAAGGTTGTTCAACATTGCTTATCTGATACGATTTTACATCCAAGACTGGAAAGCCAGTTTATCAAGACAAACTATGCCGGGCAGAAAAACAAAGGAACATTGTTCGGCATGGATTGTCTGAAAAAACAGATGTTAGAGTTTTACCAAAAACACAAGTTAGATGGATGGATTTTGAGATGTGATGTAACTAAATTCTTTTATAGTATCGACCACGAGATATTAAAAGATATAGTTGACTATTACTTTCCGGACAGTTACACAATGTGGCTTAACCATTTGCTTATTGATAGCACAGATGGTATCGGGGTACCATTAGGAAATCAAGTGGCTCAAATATATGCTTTGCTTATGCTTGACGGATTAGACCATATGGTTACAGGCGAGTTTGGAATCAATCTTTATGGAAGATATATGGATGATTTCTATTTGATACACCACGACAAGGAATATTTGAAAGGGTGTCTTGATTGCATAAATCAATTTGTAGAAAGCCTTGGTTTGACGCTAAACGGTAAAACGCAAATTGTTCCGTTCAAGTGTGGAATACCTTTTCTAGGGTTCCACCACTACATAACTAAGGATGGAAAGTACATACGCAGGTTAAAAGGAGAAAATAAGCGAAAAATCCGTAAAAAGATAAGAAAGTGGGTAAAACTCGTTAAGTACGAAAGAATGACTGAAACAAAATTTTATGAGAAATACAATGCATGGAAAAATCATGCGTCGCACGGAAATTGCGTTAAGTTGTGCCATTCAATGGACTTATATGTGGAAAAGTTGTTTAAATCAAACATAGATAGCAGGTGATGATATGAATGAACAATTAAATATTTTTTCTGTATTTAGAAGAGATTTTAGAATAAATAACAAAATTCGTTTAATTGAATTATTTGCCGGAGTAGGTTCGCAAGCTATGGCACTTAAAAGATTAGGCGCGGACTTTGAACATTACAAGGTTGTCGAATTTGATAAGTACGCAATCAAAAGTTACAACGCAATTCACGGAACAGATTTTGAACCTACAGACATAACTCAAATAAGCGGTTCTGATTTGAAAATAGTTGACACTGAAACCTTTACTTACCTACTTACTTACTCTTTTCCTTGCCAAGATTTATCGGTTGCAGGTAAACAAAAGGGAATGGTTAAAGGTAGCGGCACAAGGTCCGGACTATTGTGGGAAGTAGAACGGTTGCTGAATGAGGTTGGCAATTTACCACAAGTGTTACTTATGGAGAATGTTCCGCAGGTTCACGGAAAGAAGAACATGGAAGATTTCCAAAAATGGATAGCATTCCTTGAAAGCAAAGGTTATTCAAATTATTGGCAGGACTTAAACGCAAAGAATTATGGTGTTGCTCAAAATAGAAATCGTTGCTTTATGGTTAGTATTTTAGGAAGTTATAACTTTACATTTCCAAATCCTATTGAACTGCAAAAAGTGATGAAAGATTATCTGGAAGATGAAGTTGACGAGAAGTATTACATCAATAACGAAAAAGCACAGAAATTGATACAGAAACTAATTGACAACGGAACACTTCAAAATACAATCACTAGAGCAGAGCAGAGCAGAGCAGAGCAGAGCAGAGCAGAGCAGACTTGCGTTGACGGAACAATTAACGAGCCAAGAGAAAAGCAAGTCGGAAACTGCATTAAGGCAAGATATGACGCAGGAATCTCAAACTTGCGGTCAGACGGAAACTGTATTGTTGAAAGGAATGGTTGATAAACAATTAGAACCACAAGCACAAAAAATTGACGTATCATCAACGCTTATGTCAAGAGATTATAAGGGGTTAAATAATTATGGAACCAATGGAGTGATTGAATGGAACAAAAAATAGGAAATATATTTGGCTTTACAGGTGGAAATTATGCAGGAAATGTGTATGATAAAGACCATTTAAGTCCTACTCTAAATACTATGCAAGGGGGATGTAAACAACCAATGATTGTAGAAACAAAATGTGTCGGTGGATTAGGTGAAAAAAAGTCAAACAATGGAACACAATATTATCAGCAGGAAAGAGTTTATCAGATGGGAGAATATTCCTTATGTTTACCGGCGAACTTACCCGGTGGCAGTTATAACTATATTACTGATGAAAAAGTTTGTGTTGCTATGCGTGGCCGCAATCCAACAAACCAATCAGACTGTACACCGGGAATTGAGTTGGAACAGACACTTGAAGCAAATACCAATGGCACAAGTAATTGTTTGACGAGTGTGCAGAAAGACAATTTGATGTTGGAAAAGCCTAACCAGTTAGGATTTATGGATAATGGGACCGGTCAGCATCAATCAAACACAGTATACGATGAAAAAGCACTATGCCCTAATATTACTACTGTTAATGGTGGCGGCACACAACAAATAAAAGTTGCAACACAATACCGAATCAGAAAACTGACACCGAAAGAATGTTGGAGATTGATGGACTTTTCGGATGAAGATTTTGAAAAGGCAGAAAAAGTTAATTCAAATACGCAGTTATACAAACAAGCCGGAAATTCCATTGTTGTAAATGTTCTTGTCGCAATTTTAGGGCAGTTATTACAAGAAAAAGAAGATTTATATAAGGAAATTATTTAAGAAAGGAGCAATGGCGTGGACGAAATACTTTATACGTTGTGCCAACATAATGTGGCAATTATGGATAGTTGGTATCCGTTTCCAGCAACGGCAATAGCAAGGTCACTTGGTTTAAGCGTTGGAAAGGTAAGATACCATCTTAGAAAACTAAAGAAACAAGGGTTTGTAAATAGTTTTCATTATGGTGGAATGACGGAAGATGGAGAGGTATTTTGCCTTTGGGGTTGGACGATTACTGAAAATGCAGAATCAACACAGGAATATGCAAAGGCTTATGAAAAAGAAAGAAAACTTTGTAAAAAGTGCTTTGATATTGACATAGGAGAAAGGAAGTGATTGAATGAAGATTTTAAGTAAGAAGAAGTATAGCAAGTTGCTTGACGATTTTAAAGAATTAAAGGATAAGTGCAAAGACCTAGAAAGAGTAAACAGAAATTTGGAAGAGAAATTAGGAGATAAGAAAACGAGTTATAAGGTAAACAGCGGTAAAGAGTTTTGTTTCAAGTGTAAAAATTCCTACAGGTACAAAACATATTGGGGAGGAATGGAAGTTGAAAAATGCGGTTGTTTATTAAGTGTTTCTTGTGAACAGTTTAAAAGGGTTGACGGAGAAAGGAACAATTATGAGTAAGCATAAGACAATATCCAAAAAACAAAGACTTGCAGTGTATGAAAAGTGTAACCATAGATGCGCTTATTGCGGTTGTGAGTTGGATTATAAGGATATGCAAGTAGACCATGTAGAATCACTACATAGATATGAGACAGCATACGCAATTGGAGAAGCGGACTTCCTCGATGAAATCGAAAACCTTATGCCGTCTTGCAGACAATGCAACTTTTATAAGTCAACATTTAGTTTGGAAGATTTCAGACAACGGTTGCAAGTTTCCATGATGAACAACCTTAGAAAGAACTTTGGCTATAAGCTGGCTTTGAAGTATGGGTTATTGGAAGAAAAAATGAAACCGATTAAATTTTATTTTGAAAAAATAGGAGGTGATAACAATGACTAACGCAGACAGAATCAGGAATATGTCGGATGAAGAGTTGGCAGAGTTTATACAGAAAATAAAAACCACTTGCTTTGTAGATTTTATAGGATATGCAGATAAAGACTGCGGGCAAGGTAAAATTTCTTGTAAAGATTGTCAAGCGAAAGCACCAACAATACTTGAATGGCTTCAATCAGAAGCAGAATAGGAGGAAAAAAGATATGTATTGTAACGGAACGTGCAAATATTTAAACAAACGCAAACACAAATGTGAGCTGACAGGAGAAAAACTAAGCTACATGAAACAAACCGGAAGTTTATCTTTTGCAGTTCATGAGCATAGAGGAATTTGCAAAGGAGATAGAGAGAATGGAAGATAGATATTTATTTAAGGCAAAGAGACTTGACAACGGAGAATGGGAAATTGGAAGTTTAATAATACTTCCAAATGGAGAATGTGAGATTTGGAACAGATGCAATAATCCACCTGATAGTGACCCTATGTGGCGCAGATGTGTAATTACACACAAAGTAGAACCATCCACCATCTGTCAATGCACAGGAAAAAGAGATAAGCACAATAACCTTATTTTTGAAAATGACCTTATGGATGGTTTTAGTTATCCGTATCTTTCTGGATTGGATTCAGAACATGATTACTTTGCAGAGGTTTGTTGGTGTGATGATTTTGCAGGATTTGGAATATGCACACACAAATACAAAAATTCGGATGTTCGTGGTTCAGCGGATGGAGAGGTTGATTTACTGGAAGATTTTGATTCCAGTAAATGGGAAATTATCGGCAACAAATTTGACAATAAGGAATTGTTAGAGAGCGAGGAATGATTATGAAAGAGAGTACAAAACTGTGTCCGAATTGCAGAGAGATAATGAAACCCTGCCTGTATCGGGCAGATAGCGACGGACAACACACAAAGTTGGAAAACAAACTGTATACATATGAAGGAATTATTGTCGGAAAAGTAATGTATTGCCCTAAATGCGGAACATTAGCGGCGCTTCGAGTGTAAAGTAAAAATTGTAGGAGGTGAAAAAGATGAAATATGAATTAAGTCAAACAAAAACAGTTACAAAAGAAATAGAACTATTGCCTTGTCCATTTTGTGGAAGTGAGAACATAAAACCTATTCATTATGATGGAGAATGGGGGTATCGTCCTTCAAAAGATTATGTGATTTGTTGCTCTTGTGGTGCTACTGGTGGAAATGTAGAAGATTCTGACATAGAACGTGCCATTGAGAAATGGAATCATAGAGAAAATTGAGAGGTGAAAAGAATGAGACTGATTGACGCAGACAGACTACTTGCTGATTTGAAAGAAGAAAATGTCGTACCAATTTATATTCAAAATTTAACAAAGAAAAACAAACAAATTATAAGGTTTGAAAATATGATATATGAGCAACCAACCGCTTATGATGTAGATAAGGTTGTGGAGCAGTTGGAAGAAGCGAAAAGCATGGTTCCGGTTAATAGAGTGCTTGATGATATTACCAAAGACAAGCCGAAGGAATTAGGTCAGCTTATAGCTTATGATAAATCAATCAAGATTGTAAAGGCAAGTGGCATGAATAATAATTTAAAATAAGTGACTAAGTAAAAATACTAGAAAGGACGGATAACATGGCAGTAAACAAAAGAGCAGCAATGCGGAGAGAAAAACGTGTGCAGGAGAAATTGACCGGCGGTAAGCCAACACAAACAAAACTTATGGCAAGGGCATATATAACTGGTAAGAATGAGGGATTTGAACTTGCTACCGGAATTATGTTTCTTGCACTTTGCGAAGAATTTGGATTTGGAAACAAAAGAATCAATCGGCTTATTGAACGTATATCCGATGAATCAGTAAAGATGGATGAAGACCCAACAAAGTTTAATGTTGATTGGTACATAGATAAAGTCAGAGAGAAATGCGGTGTCCGAATCCTTAAATCAGATGAGGATGAGTGAGGTGTTTGTTTGAGCAATATCTATCAAAAACGATTGTACGATAGAAGAAAGCAGAACGGACTTTGCATTGATTGTGGAAAGCCACTAGATAGAGACGGCTTACGATGTATAAGTTGTCGCAGTAAAAAGTCGGAGAACGAAAGAAGAAATAAACAATGTTATAAAGAAGTTGGCATATGTCCTATTTGCAGAAAGGTTCCAATCGGCAGTAGTGAATCATCATGCCCGGAATGCCGTGCAAATGAATCAATACAATGCCATAATCGAAGAAATAAAAGTGAAGAAGCACGAAAGAGATATAACCAAGAACACAAGGAATGGGCGAAACTTACATATAAGCAGGACGTAGAAAAAGGTATTTGTCCACGGTGCCGTAAGCGAAAAGCCGATTACGGGTACTTGACTTGTGGAATATGCAGGGAGAAAAGCAGAAATAGTCAGAGAGCAAAGGCTAGCACGAAAAAGAAAACATGGATTGAAAACGGCTTGTGTTGCTTTTGCGGTGAAAAAGTAAAAGATGGATACAAGGTATGCGAAAAACACTATCAGATGAATGTTGAAAAAGCACGCTCACAGAAAGCGAATGAAGCAAGGAAAGAATTACAAGAGAGCGGAATATTATATTATAAAAGGAGTAACAGACCATGGAAAGATTATCAGAAGAACAGTACCGAGAAGTAATTGCGGAAATCAAACATAGTGAACTTCCGAGAAAAACGCAGGAGTTTTTAATTGCGTTGGTTGATGAAGCCAATAAACCAAACAAAAAATTATAGGAAAGGAAAAGGCTTATGAGATTAGGAAAGTATTTATCCTCATTGACTAAGCCGGAACTTGATAAAATTGAAAAAATTTGCAATTTCACAGAAGATGAAGAACAAATATTCAAATGCATATCAAAAGGCTATACATTAAGACAAATAGAGATGAAATGCAATATGTCGGAATCAACCGTCATAAGAAGAGTATCAAGGATTGATTGGAAAATAAATAAGGCAAAGGAGATGATAGAAGTGAAAAAAGAAATTCCAGTATGTGAAAAGTATAACCTTACTATTGAAGAAGCATCGGCTTATTTTAATATTGGAAAGGATAGAATGAGGGAAATTGTGAACGAAAACAGAAATGAACTTGTTCTTGTTATAGGAAGAAAAAACCTTATAAAAAGGAAAAAGATGGAAGAGTATCTCGACAGGACAATGGTTTTATAACTTTCTATAAGTACCTATTATTTGCTATAGAGCGTTGTTAGTGATATAATTATCCTTTAACAATGCTCTTTTCTTTAAGAAAGGAGAATGTGTATGCCAAGCAGAAAAGATAACAAAGGAAGAGTATTAGAGAAAGGAGAAAGCCAAAGAACTGACGGCACTTATATGTACCGATGGACTGATTTATCAAAGAAGCGTCAAACAATATATGCCAGAACATTAAACGAACTACGACAAAAAGAGTTACAAGTAACAAAAACAGAAATAATATCTGGTGTTTCTTGGGAAAGTAACAAAATAACAGTCCGGGAACTGATAGATAGGTATTTATCGTTAAAAAAGGTTCGCATAACAACAGAACAAAAGTATAGATACCTAATAAATATGCTTGACAAGATACAGATATTGGATATTCCAATCAAAGACATAAAAACATCGTTGGCAAAGCGATATATGATTACCTTAAGCAATATAGGGTATTCGTATGGAACGGTTCAAAATGCAAAAACACTTTTGAAACCGGCTTTTCAGATGGCAGTTGAGGATGATTATATAGTCAAAAATCCATTTCTATTCACTTTATCGAACATAATCGAAAACGATTCAAAGCAAAGATTTTCGATGAGTGAAGAAGAGGAAAACCATTATATTGAATTTATTTCCAATCATGGATGGTTTCGACATATTTATGATGATGTAGTGATTCTTTTGAATACTGGAATGAGGGTAAGTGAATTATATGGACTTACATTTAAGGATGTAGACCTCAAAAACAAAAGAATAAATGTAAATAAGCAATTGCACAGAATTGGTGGCAAATACGTTGTTCTTCCACCAAAATCAAAAGCAGGGAACCGTATACTTGCCATGAATGACGCAACAAGAAAAGCATTTATGCATAAAAGAACAGAAATTAGACCTAAAGTAGAATATGCAATTGACGGATATACTGGATTTGTTTTCATAAACCACTTGGGTTTTCCAAAAACAAGAAGAAATTTAGAGGGTTCAATGAGAGAAGTACGAAAAAAGCATATTGAACTTGGTCTTGGAGAGTTGCCGCAAATAACACCTCATGTATTAAGGCATACATTCTGTAGCCGCATGGTTGAAAAAGGTATGAATGTAAAAACATTGCAATTAGTAATGGGTCATTCAGATATTTCCACAACATTAGATGTGTATACCCATAAGAAACCGGATGATGTTGCGAAAGAAATGGAACAATATGTTGCTATGTAAAACGGTGTATTTGGTGTAAATTTGGTGTAAGTTAAAAAATAAAACGCTTAAAAGTGCCGAAAAATGGTTGGTTATAAAAACTCGTACCATCTCGCCACCTTTGAAAATTGAAATGTTCAAAAAGGCGAAAATGCGTTATT